CTGATAAGATATCAGCAGGAACTACAGTGTCTACTGCGTAGGCTGTGAGGCCTGTAGAAGCATCCATGTAGAACGAGTTGCTGTGAATCCAGTCAGAACCAGAACCGTTGTCATCACCAAGGTATTTGCCAAGGGCGAACAAATCAGTATCGACCTGCTTTGCAAGTGCATAGCCTGCGTCTGAAGTGTAGAACTGACGGAGTGAAGCAAGAGCTTGCACGTCAGTAATATCTTCGATCAAACGAGAATACTCGTAGTGCTGATCGATAGTTACCTGTACTTCTGATTCAGTTGCCGCAATCAGTGTAACCTGAGTTTCAGCAGACTTAGCAGATGCATCGCCACGAGTAGGCTTAGGGATGTGAAGTGTATCACCCTTTTTACCAGTCATTGGCATACGGTTTACAAGATTGGCAAGAACAAGAGACTTCTCGTATGCCGCGATAATTTCGTCAGACCAAATCTCTGGGATGAAAGTAGCCCCAGTTGTATTGGTGACATGGTTAGTACCAAGTGCCATGTTAATTTCTCCTTAACACTATTTGACACGACCCTCTTGGTAGGCTTGCATAATCTCATCACTGAGTGCTTGATACCGTTTAGGGTCAGTTTGCATTAGTTTAATAATATCAGCACGTCGATAGATCTTGCGACTCGGTGACTCACCTGAACCTTTAGCATTACCTGTTGAGGCAGACTTTAACTGACGTTTACGATCTGTCTCTTGCATTTCAGCAGTTTCTTTAACAATGTCTTGACGTTCTTTCCACAATGTGAGAAGCTCATCAGCCGCATCAAAGTCAAACTTTTGATCTGCGCGTTGGTATAACTCTGTACGAACTTTAGATTTTGCAACCCACTCACCAAACTTTTCACTTTGGATAATATCCTGAAAGTCTGGATGTGAAGACTGAAGTTTGTTGATGATCTCCTGTTGCTTCATTGAGCGAGTAAGTTCTTCAACTTCTTTCAGTTTCGGATGATTTGCAAATTTTTGTTCTATGTACTTGTCAGGGTCATCAAAGATATCAACATCTTCGACAGTTTCTTGTGGGCTATTCTTGGCGTCTAGTTGAGTCTTAACGAAATCATCTACTATCTTACGGAGTTCTCCGACCTCTGAAGATTGTTTGCCTAAAAGTTTCTCAGCTTCTTGATGCATTCGGACAACATCTTTGATATCCTTACCCTGATACTTTTCAGGAATGTCATCTTCTTGTGCTTCTTGAATCTCTTCTGGCTCTGCAGGTTGTTCCTCGATGGGAGTCTGCTCTTCTTCAACAGGTGAGTATTCTTCTCCGTCCTCCAGTTCTTCGGGACTTACTTCTAAAAAACGTGCCATATTGTTAAACTCCGTGCCGTAGCATTATGGAAGTGATTATATTCTAGCGGCTCTTTCGTGATCCTTAGCCCACGCATCATCGGCATCAGGCCAACCTGTACCTTTGAAATGTGTTCGGATACTAGAGATTATCCGCTGTGCTGTGTCTCCACACTCAGGACAGGTAGCAAAATCATCCTCTGAATCTACCCACTGCTCTTCGATGTGTTGACAGTTTGTGCATTTAAAATCAAAACGTCTAATCATTGTTAGCGTTCATCTCCAATGCATTTTTTATTCCAGTTTCAAAGCGCACTATGTTTAACAATGTTGTGCGTTGTCCTTGCAAAAGGAATAATTCTTTTTCACTCTTGACATCTTCAATGGTTTGAGAGTCAAGGATATCTTGCGCTTCTTTTACGAATTGTTTCCAACCTTCATGTAAAAACAAGTCAAGATAATTTTCGTAATACTTTTCTTCTTCAGGACTCAATGAGTTTCTCCTGTTAATTGATGCAAATATTATACCACATTTTTACTCATTTGTCAAGTCTTTTGCTTGACTTTTTGTATTCCTTGTGGTAGTTGGCTTTTTACTCTCCGCTTCTAGTGCGGTAATTCGATCATCTAATCGTTGCAATATGGCATTCACTTGTTGGAGAATGTTGTCCACATCTTGCTTAGTTACCATTACTTTGCCTCATTTGTTGCTCTACAATATCTTCTTTACTTGCAATCTCGCGCTCTTTGAGTACAAGCTCTGCAAGCTTAGCTCGTCTGTTAAATTCTTTATCATCTTCAGACTCACCCAAGTTTCTAGCAATTGCTTCAAGACGTTTAGTCTCTGCTTCTTGTGGAAGCAACTGCGTTTCAACTTGATTCTGTTCAACACGTGACATAATCTCTGCTGTCTGTGCTTGAATATTTTCAATAGTAGATTGCTTCTGAGCCATTTCCATTTCAAGCTGTTGCTGTTGCAGTGCTTGCATTTGTGGATCAGGTGTATTTGCTTCGCGTAGTTTTTGAATAACTTCTTCACGGTTAGACAGATTCATGTTATCAACAATTGACTCGATCAACATTGGATACATTGGAGACTCAGGCGACATTGTTTGTAGTAGTTGCACTAACTGTGTAACCTCATACTCACGTGCAATAATCCCAAGTGATGATGTTGTTACAAACTTAAAGTCTTTAACAGGATAGTTCTCAGGATCAAACTGCATATACCGATGGGCTACTTTTGCAACCATTGGTAGTAAGAATGATTCTTGGAAGTTAATTAATGTACGCTTGTGACGCTTAATAATAGCACCCAACGACATAGAAATACCTGCCGCTGTTGAGTCACCATTGATAGAACCCGGAATACCTGCGGCATCAATAGCACCAGTAGCCATCTGTACCATCTGCTGTAGCGATGCAGACTGGTTAAAGGTATTAGGATCTAACTGACCAAAGTTAAATGGCTGTAGAATCTCTGCAGGGTTACCGTTAGTTAGGATAGCCTTACCCGGACGTACTTCTAACTTAGCACCACGAGGAAGCCTAGAAGCGTCCACAGCCATCATTGGATGTACAGTCAATGCCAAGGCATCAATACGAGCACGTAGTTCTGTGTCAAGAGCTTTCTGTGCGTTGTAACCTTTCTCACAAACACCACGACCCCAGAAGCGACCCGGTACAATATCCCAAGGGAATGCAACAACAGGACGATCTTCCATCATGTATGGGTTTGCTTCAGCTTTTAATAACGTTCCATTGTTTGCAATAACAACCATTGCCTCAATGTATTCGCTACCTTCTTCTGAAATCTCATCGTCTTCCATATTGTATGCGGTAGCTTCAAACAGATCACGAGGAACAAGACCATAGTACTTAGTCAACCGTACTTTATCTTCAAAGTGTACAGTCAAGTCTTGGTCTGGTTCAAGGTCACTATCAGGAGGAGCCGTACCAACTTCTACATCATTATAAATACCCTGCTCTTGCAGTACACGAACTTGATGGTATGGTACAAATTCATCAATCGCAACACCTAATGCTTCTTGTACGCTAGTCGCAACAGGATCAATCAAAAAGTTCTGTGGCATAACTGGACGCAACGTAAATACAGTACGTGTTGTTTCCATTACACCAACTGCTTGCATCTCCCCGTCCATGATTGGTTGAGTTGCAGGTTTAAATTCTTTCACTTCATTTGCAACAATCTCTGCAACACCAGTACCAAAGACAGCGGCATTGATCAAACACTCAGCAATCTGCTTACGCACACCAACAAAGTTAAAGTCTTCTGTGAGTTGTTCACGAATAAGTTGGATGTCGCCTTGGTTGGGATCACGTAGGTCATCTTTAATATCAAAGAACTTACCACGACCAAAGGTAGCCTCTTCAACTTCTGCAACACTAGACTCAACAGCCTGCTGTAGTGCAGGTGAGATAATACGTGATCGTTCTGACTGACGCATTGAATCTTCTGGTGACCATACACCACGCCACAACCGATAGTATTCGTCAAACTTTTCTTGGTAGTTGGCTTCATAGTGATCACGCCATGTATTGCACTTACTTATGACCCAACCTTCCAGTGTGCTGATTTGAGCAAAATCGTTTTCGTAATCCATGTTAGTATCCTGCTACTGTATCTAAAACTTCAAATTCATCTTCATCGTAGTCATAGTAATAGACTACTTTGGCAAGTTGGTCAATGTAAGCGAGGGCATCAACCAAGTCATCGTGTACTAATGCGTTAGGGAACTGAAAGAGTTCATCAAGGAAGTTTGTATTCCATTCGCCTTTATTGAGTGTTATTTGCCCATGTTCAAAACGGCCTTGAAGTCCCCAGATAATACGATCAATCTTTTTCTTGTTACCGTGTGTGAGTTCTTCAACACGAAAGAAACGCTGACTCGATTTCATAATGTCAGTCAGATATGGAAGTACAGCATTCTTCAATGCACCTTTTTCAATACCGACTGCAACTGGTTGGTAGTGGTTGACCGCATCGAATATCTTTTTTGCTGTCTTCTTAACATCCCATCTACCATGAATAATATCTGCTACCCACCATCCATTCTCGCTGACTTTGACAACAGCAATAGCGGTTTGGTCTAGCTTTTTGTTTTTCGACTTAGTGGCTGATTCCACATCTGCAAAACCCGCCAAGTCAACTGCAATATAATAATCACCAACTTCAGGCTCATCATCGTCAAACTGTACCCAGTCTTCTTTAAATATTTCTGAGCCACTTGCTTCAAAACTTGCAAGGAATTCCTGTCGAAACGCATAGGATGACATGGACTTCTTAGCTGTGTCAATCTCTTCTGGATCAAGGAGAGGGTTGTCGTAAGATGTAAAATGCCAAGCCTTATAGCTCTCATCATCTCCCATCTCAGCGTATTGGTAGAGTTCATAGAAATGGTTTCTCCCCATTGGCGTACCAATAAACATCGCTTGACCTTTCTGGTCAGCCAGTGCAGGACGTAAGATCTGTTCCCATACACTCGGCTTCATATCCGCATATTCGTCCATCACAAGGAACTTAAGGGATACGCCTCGCATTGTCTCTGGACGGTCAGCACCTTTAAGAGAAATAGTACAACCGTTAATGAGAGTGATTTGCAAGTTGTTAATGTGTGAACTCTTGATAACAGGATGTGCTAGCTCTAGCAATGTCTGCCACATAATATCACGAGCCTGCCCTTGAGTTGGCGCAACATAAAACACATGACCACGTTCGGTCTGTAATGCATTAATGATCAACAACCAAGCGGCAAGCCGTGATTTACCTGTACGTCTTCCTGCGGCTACGATCTTAAAACGAGTTGAATCGTTAAAGACATCTTGTTGCCACGGGAGGAGTTGAACATTTAGTTCTGTCATTGAAACAAACTTCTCAAATACACTGGACGTGCTTGCAATTCGTCTGCTTCAGTTATTGTTGGTTCAAAGTTATTCTGTTCTTCCAACACGTTTACGATTTCTTCGTCAGTTGGCATCTCTTGGGTTACAGGTTCAGGTGCTTCTTCATCTCCACGAAACAACTGATATAGACCCCGTAACCCTTCAAGAAAAGAACCGCGTTGTCCTGCCTCTTCTGCTGTCTGACTTGGATCTTCAAACGCAATGACTTCACCAACACCAGATGCAAGGTTAGCAGAAATCAAATCTCTTGCAGTATTCGCAGAAGCAATCCGTCTATCAAGATGTGGCTTACCCGGACGTAAAATCTTTTCTGAGAATAGCTTGGTTGCTTCCTCAACATCATCACCTTGGAATGCTTCATTCACTTTCTTAACATTACCAAAGCCCATGTACTCTGCACCGGGTCTGTAATCACCAGTTACCGAATCAATCATGAAGTCCAGTTGGTTTTTAATACTGGCAGGGTCTTGGTCTTCAGTGGTTTTAACATAATCCATGTACGGTTGATACAACCCACCACGAGGATCAAACTGGAACAAACCATATGCAGGGTCTTTACGTTCACCTTGTTGTTCAATACTAGGATCAAACGAGTATGCAGACTCAACAGCAATGTTACCAAGCATCGCATAGATTGCTGTATCTGACAATCCCCTCTCTTGCATGTAGCGGTACACCGCCATTAGGTTTTGTTCATTCATGATCTATGATTTCCCCTTCAACTTCATTTGCACCAGTGCTGATTGTTGTCTCACCACCTACACCAGTGATTGTAATATTTACTGCGGAGCGTCCACCACTTGCATCTTTCTCGAAATAGCTCACAGGTAGCATACGATCCATTAATAATTTCCATGCCGCCGCCTGATTCTTGTGTTCATCGTCCAATGCGGCATTGACAATACTGTCCAGTACCTTTCGAGACTTTGGACTGGCTAACAAACGAGCTTTCATCTCATTGATTGCCGCCGCATCTCCGGGAGGTCTACCTCTTACACCCCGATTACCCGCCTTTTTTGACTCAACAGCACTCTTAGGGGGTCTCCCTCTACGTTTTGTTGGAGTATTCTCTGTCATATACAGTACTCTATAGTTATCGCAACAGTCATTGCAAGAGATTATAACTTAAATATAATATTTCTCTTGCGTATTATTGCAAGAATGTGATATGGATTAAGTATATTGTCTCTTGCGTTTCTCTTTAGTGTATATATTGTATCATACTTTTACTGTTTTGTCAAGTACTTTTAACATAATCAGTGCATATTCCTCTATTGTTCTTTTCTCTGGCGGGTCTCAGCCATGCTGTTTACCTCCGCAGACGCGCTTAAGTCTTTCTAAATGCAAATGATTCTCATTTACAACTGTATCTGATTCGCAAGTAGAATTAATGTTATATTATAACGTTTTAAATTGGCTTTTTTTGTATCTGAGTAGGTACACTATATCGATAATGTCACGTTGGTGCGCCCCCGGGGGTGTCAAAGTTGGCACGGTCTTTGCATAACAGAAGTTGGCACGATTCTTGTCTGCGCAGATTGTCAAGTAGTTTTTATAAATGGGAGTGTGTGTGTTGATATAGTACCCCTATGGTAATCTTTCTAATAGCTCCCACCTATCAACCCAGCCATTATGATAGAAATATACAATGAAACTAATAGCTACCAAAACCGGTCTAACCTAACAAGAGCGCAAAACCGCGTCTCGAAAATGAAAATTTAATCATGATTAAAAAGAGGTACACATCATGACAAGCAAAACAGAAACAATTCAGAAGCATGCGCACAACCTTGCGAACGCATGGATTGCGAAGGATGAAGCAGAGAAGACGATCAATACAGTCATTATCGAATTCATCCAACCGCGCAAAATGACAGAGCAATCGATTGAAGATTATCTAAAGTATTTCGGTGATGCGATGATCAAAGCAGGTAAGGTTGAGAAGACGGTTGGAGTGTATAAGTCAAACGTCAAGCGCATCTTGAAACTCGCGATTCATCACAAGGATGAGGTAATCAAACTTGGAAAGAATTCCGGTAACCTAAACCAATGGTATAACGCATGCGGTGACTCAAAACCTGCAGAGCGAAACAAGAATCCAAAGGTTAAAGCACCGAAACCAGTTGAAGCACCAGAGCCGAAACTTGGATCGGAAGACAAAAAACCAAGCGATGCGCGAGATCCTATCGCGGATTTCACACAATCGGTCAAGACCATGCTCGAGACTGGAATGACGGCAGAGCAGATCCACAAGATGATCGATGAACTGGCCACACTGGTTGACCTAAAGAAGGCGGCCTAATCCAACCGACCTGAGCAAGTCGAAAAACTGCTCGCCATTATTAATCATGATTAAACTGGAGGCATTTGTGGAAGAAACATTTGTGACACTACTTGTAATATCTTTGTGGGCTTTTGTGCTAGGTGCGGGAGCATTTGTGGGTGAACGATACTTTGAGGATAAATGATGGACTACTATAACTTTGTAGACTTTACTGTTGGTGCTATCACAGGCGTTATGTTTGTGTGGTTAGTTTATACCATTCGAGGAGAATGAAAATGAAAGTAGAATGTAAACTATTTGATCTTAAGGATCTTACTGAAGGACAGTTGTCGTTCATCGCTGAGTCATTCTTCAGCGAGGCTAATGACGACTTTGAAGGTGGTTATATGTCACTGGCTACGAACAACTACGAGACTGCTTACAAGTTGTTCAATACGCTTGGTGGTTCGGAGTGGTACAAGTTACGTGCCAAGAGATGCCAAGATCGTTTAGAAGAAATCAAGGAGACTAAAAATGTTTAAGAAATACAATCCTGCGATCAATGCCTACATGCAAGAGTGTCATGAACAGATGGTTGATGGTATTGTTGCTGTTGTGTTGACGATTAAGATGCCGCATTGGATGTGGCCAAAGATGATGGATGACTTTCGCAGAAATGGACGGGAGTCTCAGTACTTGTTCGGGTTCAAGCGCAAGACGTTTGAGTATCTACGAGATCATGGTGAGGAGTTGTACGATGATCTCATGGAGTTGTGGATGACTCCTAAGAAGGAACTTGGAGGGACTGTTCATACCAAGGATGGTGCAATGATGATGCGCTTGCTCGATGTGCCGGGACTCGGTCTAGCTAAAGCAGGTTTTGTCATGCAGATGATGTTCGGTCGAGTGGGGTGCATGGACGTGCATAACGTGCGTAGGCTCTACAAGGTAGACATCAAGGATGTGACAATATCCAAGGGTATAAAGTCTGATGCCAAGAAGTTTGAGAAGATCATGAACTACGTCAATCTGTTCAAGGGTAATCGTACCACTGAGAAGATCTGGGACTCATGGTGCGAACAGGTAATGCATAACAAGTGTAACCGTGGACGTTTTGCATCTGCTGATGATGTGTCACGTCTGCATCTAACTGTACTAACAGGAGAGTAATATGAAAGGTGTATTAGTAGATCCATATCTTGAGACAATCAAGAATGTTGAGGTAGCCGACTGGCGTGATATCCAGAAGCATTTGCAATGTGATTTCTTTTGCAGTGGTGGATACGACGAGGGAGGTGACGCTATCTACGTCAATGACATGGGGATGTGTGAGGAGGATATGTTTGTGTATATGCCAGACGTATATCCTTACCCGTATGCAGGGCGTGTGCTGTTCCTTGGTATCAATCGTGCCAATGGTGAGTCACAAGATGCATGGCTCGATGATGTAGATGTGATGGACATGGATTATAAGTTCATGCATCGTATGGATGTACAAAGAATGGGAGATTTAGGATGAGTAAGTGTTGTGATTGCGGTAAGCCTGCGGTTGTGGTAGAGAGCGAGACGTTCTTCTACTGTGCTAAGTGTTGGTTGTTGAGGTATGTGAAATGATGTTACGGGATGGTGCTGAGTATTTCGGTACTCACTTTTATTGGGATGCAGATGACAATGAGTACATCTGTTGCGCTACATGGCAGTTTGAGAAGAACTACCCTGACATGCCTGACTACTGGCATTTGAAAGCGGTTGAGGTAGAGCAATACAACGGACAGCATAGTGTGCTGTGTATTGATGTCGAGGAAGGTGATCCGATCTGGCGATCTGTTGAGACTGATGGGTGTCCTGTCGCTGACTTAGTTGAGAGGGATTACTCATGATTTGGTTTTCAACAGACTGCATGGCTGACTGGGTTGCGTCACTTCCTGACGAGTTCAACTGTGTGGAAGACGAGGAAGGTATCCGTGATGCCACAGCGACTCGACTACGCGCACAGCAGGATCACATTAAGTTTCTTGAGCAACGTGTTGATTTAGCTGAGAAAGTTATTGGTGAATTGTACTTGATATTGAAAGAAGTTGATGCTATATGAGTATTTCCAAAGCTGTAATAATCTATGCTATAATCATAGGGTTCGCATTGATAGGGAGATACTTAAATGAGATGTCTGGGATGTAACAAAGAGTTGACTGACTTTGAAGCGACTCGCAGGTATGCCGACTCAGAAGAGTTTGTCGATATGTGTAACGATTGTTTTAGTCACACAGGAATCAAAGCTGTTGAGCGTCATGACCTAATGAGTATCGCTGATGTTGTTGAGCTTGACTCAGATGAAAATCCATGATACAATATTTATACTTAAGAGATCGCTAGAGATAATTATTATCTTTAGTATCTCTTACAACTAAGGAGTCTCTGATGATTGACTACAAATCAGATATACCTATCGAAGAGTTTACTCTTGCGATGGAAGAACACAACAATCATATTATGTTGAGTGACTGTTGTGAAATGATTTACAAGTATGGTCTTCACCGTGTGCTGACATCTCTTGCGGATTATTGTTGTGATCCAAAAGAATCATATGCTCTTGCAGTGATGGCAAACTTTTACAAGGAGAACGAGAGTGCCTTTTGTAAAGATGCACCTACCATGCAATGACTGTGGCTCAAGCGATGCTCTGTCTATCAATGATGATGGATGGACTCATTGCTTTGCCTGTGACCAACGGAGACCGCCTGAGACAGACGATTGGGCAGAGAGGAATAGCGAGGTACTTATGAATGCAACAGCGCACGACAGCAAGCCTGTGATTGCGTGGGACAACGAGTCCCTATATCGAACGATACTTGAACGTGGTATCAACAGTGAGACAGCCAAGGCATACAAGTGCATCAAGGATGCTGAAGATGGTGGCTACTTCTTTGCGTATACCAATGACCAAGGACATGTCATCGCTGAGAAGATACGATCCAAGAACAAAGACTTCTATGTGCAGGGCAACTGGCGTGACTCACAGATGTACGGCCAACACCTGTTCAGCAAGGGCGGTAAGTTTGTAACCATTGTCGAGGGTGAGTTCGATGCGATGGCGGCATACCAAATGCTTGGGTCTAAGTATCCGGTGGTATCTATCCGGAACGGTGCAAGCTCTGCCGCCAAGGATGTACGCAAGCATTACGAGTGGCTTGATTCCTTTGACAACATCGTGATCTGCTTTGACAGTGACGATCCGGGACGCAAGGCATCATCAGAAGTTGCTGAGATATTCGGAGCCAAGGCTAAGATATTCAAGCACCTCGATGGTATGAAGGATGCGTGCGACTATCTGCAGAACAAGAAGATGAAGGAGTTCTCTGATAAGTGGTGGGCTTCTGAGCAACATACACCTGACGGTATTGTTTGTAGTGCTGACTTGTATGACCTGATGATGAAACCAAAACCTCCTGCAGATGTGGACTATCCCTTCACAGGACTTAACGATCTGACCTACGGTATCCGCAAGGGTGAACTGATTACCATCACTGCAGGCTCTGGTCTAGGTAAGTCGCAATTCGTGCGTGAGATTGTGTGGCACATACTCTGCAAGACGCAGGACAATATTGGTCTGATGTTCTTGGAAGAGGACTTACAGAAGACTGGTCAGTCACTGATGTCACTGCATGCCAACATGCCACTACACCTACCAAGCACTGAAGCACCCAAGGAAGTATGGGACTCAGCGTTTGAGGCAGTGCATGGGTCAAGACGTATCTACATGTTTGATCACTTTGGTTCGACTAGCATTGACAACATCGTCAACCGCGCCAAGTACTACGCCAAGGCACGCGACTGTCAGTACATCGTACTCGATCACGTATCGATTGTTGTGTCTGCACAGGCGAGTGGTGATGAACGTAAAGCACTTGACGAGATCATGACCAAGTTACGTATGCTCGTGCAAGAGACAGGTGTATCATTGATATGTGTATCTCATCTCAAACGTCCTGAAGGTAGAGGACACGAGGAAGGTGCGGCTACATCACTGGCACAACTGCGTGGCTCTGGTTCAATTGCTCAGTTATCTGACATGGTGATTGGCTTGGAACGTAACGGTCAGGCAGAAGACAAAGACGAGCGCAACACTACCAAGGTTCGGGTACTGAAGAATAGATTCTCTGGTACGACTGGGCCTGCATGTAAGTTGCTTTACTCTCACGATACTGGTAGGATGTCTGAGATAGATGAAGAGGATTTGTAATGCAACCAAATGTACTGGTTCTCGATATTGAAACCAACCTCGCACATGATACCATCTGGTGTTGTGTGACCAAGGGTAATTGGTTTCCTGCGAGTGACGGTAATGTATTCACACATGGGCAAGGTGGTCTGCAAGATCTGATCAATGAGGCTGACTACGTTGTTGGTCATAACATCATTGGCTTTGATGGGCCGCTGTTGTCCAAGTTGTGGGGTATCAAGATTCCTGTACGCAAAGTGCAAGATACCTTGGTGATGTCACGGTTATGGAATCCACAACTGGAGGGTGGGCATAGCCTGCGTGCATGGGGTGAAAGACTTGGTGATTTCAAGGATGACTTCACTGACTTTGACAGTGGCCTCACGCAAGAGATGATCAAGTATTGTAAACAGGATGTACATGTAACAATGCTACTGTATGAGAAGCTCGAGAAAGAGTTACACCACTACGGGTACTCGATTAATCTTGAGCATCGCATCGCATGGATCATGAAGAGGCAAGAAGACAATGGGTTTAAACTCAATGAAAAAGAAGCTGTCGCTTTGTTGGCTCAACTTAAGGATCGCATGGCTTATATCACTGACCACTTACAAAATATATTTCCTCCGATTGTGGAAGAGCGTTGGTCAGAGAAGACAGGCAAGCAACTCAAGGACAAGGTTACCGTATTCAATGTGGGGTCACGCAAGCAAATCGCAGAGCGTCTTCAGGAGCGTGGTGTTGTCTTTACTAAGAAGACTGAGAAAGGCAGTATCATAGTTGATGAAGGTACACTCAAGGCAATTGACTTACCTGAAGCACAACTGATCGCTGAGTATCTGATGATCCAGAAGCGTGTTGGTTTGCTTGAGTCATGGATTGATAGCATCAAGGACGATGGTAGGGTACATGGCAGGGTGATTACTAATGGTGCTGTGACTGGACGTATGACGCATCAGAGTCCCAATATGGGACAAGTACCTAGTGTCAACAGTGAGTATGGTAAGGAGTCTCGTGCGTTGTGGACTGTTGACGATGGTAATGTATTAGTCGGGACAGACCGTTCTGGGATTGAGCTTAGATGTC